TCTGATACATTGGCCGTGGCAGTGGCAGTGAACGTGTAAGTGTTAGCGTCAATAACGTTTAAAATTTGATAGTTTGCGTTAAGAACAGCCGCCGTTATATTGCCGCCTAAGCTAACTGCGCCACTAAAAGTTACAAAATCATTAATTGACGCACCGTGGGCGGTGTCTGTAACTGTAATAACGGCAGAGCCGTTTGTAGCCACAAAAGGGTTATTGTTGATTGTGCTAGTAGCCCGGAGGGGTGTGATGTCGTTGTAAGCACCACCACTTTCAAGATAAAACTTAAGGTTTGTACCCACACCTAAAATGTTTCTGCCGTCTAATAAAACCCAGTTCCACAAAGACCGACAGATGCCTAAAAATGTATTAATAGAAATACGTTCCCAGCCACCAATAACTTCGGGATTACCCTGACGAAAGCGTACCTTGTCGGCCTCATACCAACCACCCTCAGTGGTGTATCGCGTGTTCTCTTTATTCACGCCCGGCTTAAACAGGATTTTTTGTAATGGCATTGGCAGTCCTAGGATAGAAACAATGCACGCTCGTCGATGCGACGCTTTTGCAGCCCTTTGAGGATTTTACCCCCCGCCATGCAATACTTCAAGAGTTCTTCAGCAGTGCCTTCTTTATCGCCCCGTAGCAGCTTCTGACGAAGCGTTGAACGCTGGAGTGTTCCCAGCCCGACATTAAAAGAAAAACTAACAAGGCCATCAAACATACCTTGTGTAAGATCGACAGGACAGTAAGTGTGCACCCCACGCTCGAAGCGCTGCAAATCGGCTCTAAGAATTCCATCAACTTCCTCCATGCTGTACTTGCGCATAGCTTCTGCGGGTGGCACAAAGGCATCCCGCTGGTCTATCTTTAACTTGCCCTGTTCTGGAAACATGACATGCCCAACGCCCACAGTCCACAACTTTGCTGGACATTTATACGGGTTTTGCCGCACACCTTCATGGTGGCGGATCATGTGCAGGCACTTGTCTGAGATGTTCATTTACCAAACGCCCGACCACCAAAGTGGAACGCAATGATTGAGGCAAACAAGGCTTGGGTTTCTGTATCCCACAGCATCTCTAAGAGGTCGTTAAAAGGGACAGACATATAGTATCCATACCAGAAGCCCCCAATATCCACAAAGACTAGCAGAAAGAAGAATCCATAGGTAATGACAGGTCTGACACTNGCTCTCAGGTTTTTCATCCATGTTGAAGTCCCCTCGTTTAAACTTGCGTCATGGGCATAAATTGCCTGCATCTCGGCCTGCTGTGCCCCAATCAGAACTTGGGCGGTGTTAGCGGCACTCTCTGTTGCCAGTTGATCTGACCGGATGTGTTCAATCCGTTCCTGCGCTTCAAAGCCTGCTTTACGCAGTTCTAACTCACGCTCAATTTGTAGTCTGGCCAGAGCCAATTCATGGGCTTTGTCTTGTTGGCCTTGGAAGAACTCCAAAAACTTGGGCAGGCCGCCCATTAGGAACGAGATCAGTGTTGAGAGTAGTGTCAGCATTTGCCATCCTTTTTAGAGTCTTCATTTTGCATGAGTTTGATACCAGACAGGAACCCAATCATGCCGCCGATAAGAGTAGAAAAAGCGGGTGAAATCATTTTGAAAATCTCGGCGTTGTCCACTTCCTTGGCCCAAAGACCCAACATAAAGGCGGTTACCATGGCCAATACGGAGATGCACAGGGTGGTGCTGACCATCAATGTAACCCACAGCGTCAACTTTTCTTTTGTTTCCATCTGCGGTTTCCTGATTGGTCTGACTGTTGGTTTCTTGGTCATACGTATTTGTCAAAATGTTTTGTGTTGTTAAAGATTTCCAACTCAATCGTGTTTTGTCTTGCTCGTTTGTTGTACAACTCAATCTCAAGCGCATCAACTGCTTTGTTTACCTTTTCGGCTTCTACAGCNACCTTGTACTCATGCTCTAGTCGTTCCGCCCTACGTTCCGAAGCTATTGCTCGGACGTCGTATGGAGTGGGGAACACAAACGGATACCATTTGCGAAGCTGAATCATTTCTTTTCACGTTTAATCGCTTCTTCATAGCCACGCAAAATTAAAGATCGGGCTTCTGCCGAATCTGCTGTACCCGCCCACATGGGCAGGTTGTTCCAAATCACCACATAATCTTCGGATTTGCAGTAAGGCGCGTTGTTCTTTAGCCAAGCAATCATTTGCTGATGGCGCTCGGATGGGTTGTGGATTGTGTAACCTATGCCGTAGAACTCGCGTACATGACAGCCGTTCTTGGCTACGGCTCCAACTAGCCCCAACAGCAGTAACAATATGAGCCAGCGCATACATCATGACCATATCCAAATGATTGTGTACGTGCCCCACAGTACGAAGGCCACAATAACTCCACCAATGATAAACGCTTCTGGCCAATCGTGCATAGCTAGAATTTTTTCTTAAGCTGTTGGATTACACCCGTTGCCATTTCGTAACACTTCTCAAGGGGCAGAAACTTACGAAACTTTTTTAATGAAGTCATTGACTCAACTTTATTTATAATGTCTGGCGTTAACTCAAACTGCGTTATTTTTACAGGTACGTCGTTTGGGGTGTAGAAACGAACAGCCCAAAGAGGTTCTTCTGCTTTTAAAGTTACTGGCAATGATGGGTCAACAACAGTAAACGTAAAATCAATTGATCGACACCATTTTGAGATATTAAATTTACCCGGGATCATTTTTATGTTTTTACTAGAGTTAGATGAAATTATGGGTAAATCCATAGACATCATTTCTACATCGTCTTTAGAAAAAAACACATACCGTGGCGGAATTGTCATTACTATTGGGCCATTAGGTATTGAACGATTAATAACGTAACCGTCATAAAAATCTTGTCCGTAATTGTCTGTAGATACTGTTGCTGTTGCTTGGTCAAATGTTAACGTTAAATCAAACGGCGATTTAATTACAAAATCATTTTTAATAAGGCCCTTTACAGCAGGGCATTTAAACAGGCTTTCACTTTTATTTTGTATGGTTCCATGCGCCAAACCGAACAAGGGGACTGGAGGCAAATAAACAGTACTTGACCAAACTGTTTCTGCGTTTACATTATCAACCCAAGGAGCCCAAAACACTTCTGCGTATTTTTTCATAAAGTTATTACCACAGTATCAGTGTCGTCAAAAAACAGCATCGTGCCTATGCACGCAATGTTCCAGTCGGGGCCATCGGCTTCGCTCCATGAAGGTACTTGAATGCGCACATGCTTGGCTAAAACTTCACGACCATTCTCAAATACACGCCAAGCATGATCTTCAGAACCTCGACCCGGTTGCCCACGGCTTTTGTTAAACCGGATCAAGTACTTGTTCATGCAGGCTCAGTAGGCCAAACAATGTTTGTAGGGAAACCAGCTTGCAAGGGTATGTCACGCAATGATTGTCTAAACGCCATCCAGTCAGCGCGTTGGCCGCGTGTAATGGTCAGATCGTCTTCAGCAACCGCCCATGCAGAATCTCTTAAACGCTGCGCAATGGTTGCGTTAACTTCATCTGCGGTTAGTGATGTAGGCGTTTCTTCACCCACTTCAAACCATCCTTGGTCAGCGTAAGCATCGCCAAGCCATGACAAATCCCCAAGGCGGTCTTTGATGCCGCCCATGCCAAAGATCGACCCCCAATTTTCAGGGAGTTTTTGTGGTTCGTTTAGCGCTTCGCCCGTTGACAGTTTTTTTAGTTGCCACAACATTTTCTTCACCTTTATTTAAAAGTTCTTGTTTAGCATGGAGAGGCAGGCTCCCGCCTTTACCACCACCAACACCCTGAAACCCTTCAACCTTTAGCCGTTCAATAAGCGCTTGATCTGCCCCAGTAATACCTACTTGGTTAAATGGAGCCATATCGTTTACAAATGGCACATGCCCGTTGTAGTGTAGTTTTTCAGCTTCTGTCAAGTTCCATTCACGCCAGCTTGAAAAATCTTTACGGGGTTGAATGTGTATATGGCAACCAATGTTCGCGGATAGCTGATTGATAAGTTCTATTACTTCTACGGGCTGCATCAAGCACCAAAGTGTATCTCCGCCCTCACCGCGAATACTTATTTCAGTAGTTCCACCGAACGCAGTGCCCACAGTAATAGCGCGTGCTCTAGAAGCATTGCTTTTTAAATTTCTAAAAGCTTGTTCTGCTTCATACACAGCGCGCTCTGCTTCAAGCGCTTCCAAACGGTTTTTAATTTCTTTAGACGGTTTCATTGCGCGTTCCACGAAATAACAACTTGCCCTCCAGCAGGCACACTAACAGGATATGAAGTACCAGAAGAAACACTTACGCAGTTAAAAGTGGTATTGTTTGCTGTTGCTCCGGAATTGCCCGCGCTACCGGCATTAGCTGCATTGCCTCGTCCACCTCCACCTCCACCGCCGCCTGAGGCTGTATCTCCTGAAGACCCTGCACCACCACCGCTTCCCCCACCACCTCCGGCTTGGCAGCTAGTTGCACAAGCGCCATTGCCACCACCACCAGCACCGCCACCGGAATTACCTCCAGCACCAGATGTGCCACAACCACAGGGGTGTGCGGCATTGTTAGCAGGGTTTCCCGGACTTCCGGCGTTTACGGAACCTGCGCCCCCGCCTCCAGCGCCAGCTCCCGGAAAACGAGCGTTTCTAATAATAC